AATGTACTGACAGGATAGTATTTTAGCCATCCAGTAGCCGTTAGAATCATCTCATCTGTTACGTCCGGCATATCGCCTTGTACATTTATAAACTGTTCGTACTCATCTAATATGTTAAACTTAGCAACAGCGCCTGCACATCGTTCGGTTCCGTTTTCGTATTCGCTGTGATCTAATAGACAATCTGCACCTATTACATTGTATATGTTTTGATCATCAGTAAGCACATATGTTGGCTTCTTAGACGCAACACAAGCGTCATACACACGTTTTATCATAGGAACACCGTTCAGCATAGCTAGAGGCTTTCCAGGGTAGCGTGTACTACCATATCTAGCGGGTATGAGTATTGCAGTTTTCATTTAGCACTCCTGATATCTAAAACCTGTATAGTTTCTATCAAGAGGAACTTTTTCTTTAGGTGTATACGAATATGCTATAATATCTTCTACTACTTGTTCAAAATCCTCTAAACGTAGCATATTAGGTCCGTCACTGGGTGCTACATCAGGATCTGGATGGACTTCCAAGAAAAAGTCCCGTACCCCAAGAGCAGACCCGCTACGAGCCAACCCAGGCACGTAATCACGATTGCCGCCTGAACTATCCCCTTGTCCGCCGGGTTTTTGTGCAGAGTGCGTACAATCGAAAACAATAGGATGTTCATAATTGTCGAGCATATACATAATACCAGTATAATCAACGACAAGAGTGTTATAGCCAAAACTTGTTCCTCTCTCTGTTATCCAGACGTCTTTTGCGCCTTCACATTTACTTAGCACCCCTTTCATATCCCAAGGCGCCATAAACTGGCCTTTCTTAATATTAACAATTTTATCTGTACGACACGCTTCCTGTATAAGGTCAGTTTGTCTACATAAGAATGCAGGTATCTGATAGACATCAACTGCATTTTTAAATTGTGCTTCTATATATTTTATTTGTTCTACAGAATGTACATCAGTTAATGTCTTTACACCATACTGTACTTTAAGAGCAAGAAAGTCTGTCAGAGTTGCTTCTAGTCCAACACCACGCTTACCCTGCATACTACTACGATTTGCTTTATCAAAACTTGCTTTAAATATATATTCAATACCGTACTTGTCGCATACACGTTTACATTCTTTAGCAATCTCTGCACTGTGTGCTAATGATTCGTGTTGGCAAGGGCCTGCTATAATTCTCATTGTTTTCTTCCTCCGTCAAATACGCAAATAAATTTTAATCCAAAGTCTGTATTATTATGTACTTTGTGGAATACGTTGTCTTCAATTAGTACAGTGTCGCCTGCTGTAACATCGAATATTTTATGATCAAGTTCCATTTGTCCACTACCTTTAACAAACATATACACTTCTTCTTGTCCAGCGTGTCTATGTCCTGTTGTACTTTTATGAGCTGATAACATTGTACTGCTTACAACTAAATTTTTTAACATAGTATTATCTTTAACAATATAACGATTGTCATTTTTAACTACATCGCCTCCTATATCCCATTCACTGTATTTCATTTGTGTTCCTTAATTGTATAATAAGTTGTTACTAAGGTATCTAATAGTTTTTTTAGTGTTGGATATTCTTCTGACAACTCACATAATTCTTGCCACTCGGCATAACTTATTAAGTCTCCTTGAGCTCTAGCAACTCCTGCCGGGTCTCCGCCTATAATCCAGCGAGGTATCTCGGGCCTGTTTTGATAACGAGCGTAGACAACACCATCGTTACGCTCGTATATCAATGCTTCATTTGGTTTTAGTTTTGCCAATTGCTGTTCCACTTGTTCTACGTACAATATCGTTGTGATTAAACTCTGCCCAATATAGCTCAAATGCTACACCGTCTTCGATACCTTCAAACTGGTGGATCTTGCCTGGCTTTACTTGTGTAAAGTCTCCTGCTTCAAGAATAGTTTCATCAACTAGTCCTTGGTCGTCTTGCCAAACACGCACAAGCATCTTTCCTGACTCTACATAAAAGCCGTTCCATTTAAATTGATGTTCGTGTTCGCTACATTTGTAGCCGCCTTTATATTCAATACGGTGAAACTCTAATACTCCGTTAGCGTGGATCAATTCCGTTTGACCCCAAATTTTACCTGCTTTCATTGTCATTCTCCATTTCCTTATAATAAGTTTGTATAATCTATTACTTCGCTTTGTCTACTTATATCCTTAATAAAGTAAGCACAGACCGACTTTGGATCTTTAGTAAGGGGAACACCAAGTAGCTGTCCGTTTTTAACTTTAGGAAAATACCATTTTACATCTGAATAAAAATTAGTTATCTTAATGTCTCCAAAGTCAAACTTATAACTCGATAAAGGATTGAATAAAAATGCTTCAAAGCCCCTATCGTTAATTGATGTTAAAGGTAGTACTTCTAAGTCGTTGCCACTTGTACTGTCTCCAACAGCTATGTGCCAATCAACTGGCATTGTAATTTCGTGACCATTAATTTCTAATACCATTGCTGGCGCACTAAATGATTCTAAAAAGATCATTGGTACAAAAAAGAAGTCAGGATTTTTAGGATCACTATTGTCTAATACCGCAAATCGAACTTCTTCTTCAAGTTCTTCTGGTATTTGTTTTAATGGAAACGTTTCGTTTTCTAATGTTAGTATTTGCATATATTTTAGTTCCAATCTACTTTTTCTATAGTGAAAGGATACTGTGCTTCCTTATAGAATTTTTTACGTTGTGTTAAATGTCTCTTTGCAAATTTGCACGATGATGTGATATCCCAAATTTGTACAAAGTCTTTGTCTTTTGCCTTACGAACGCCTCTACCAATACTTTGAATTACCCTGACAAAACTTTTGCCAGGCTCAAGCAGAACAAGATTAAAAATACGCGGTATATTAATACCAACAGCCGCGACTCCGTATGTTGCGATAACCACGTGGTTAGTTCCTTCATTAATTTCATCATATGCTTCCTTGCGATCTTTTAATTTTACATCGCCCTTTACAAACACACTACCTGGTATTAGTTCTTGAAGTATTTCCCCAGCACTAATTCTATCTACAAGTATAAGTGTGTTTCCTGATTCTTTTACTGTGCTTAATAATTTGCCTATGTATTCTAATCTTGCCTGATTTGTTGTTAAATATTTTAATTCTGATTGATAATCTGAATGTGATTGTGTATCTAATAATTGTACTACGTTAACGTGACATTGTGATAGTACACCCTTGTCTTGTAATTCTTTAGCACTAATTTGACCAATTACAGGACCAAGACTAGCGTGAATACTTTCAAACTCAAACTTCTCTCTTGGCACAGTGCCTGTTAGTCCCCAACGTATCGGAGCGTTCTTTAAATTACGTGTAAGTAAATTCTTTAGTACTTCTGCTTTAGCCTGGTGTACTTCGTCGACAATAATAGTGCTTACACCATCTAAGAACTCAGCTAATGATAATACTGCTGTTCCGTCCTTGTGCTTCTTGTCGAGTATATTCAAACTCTGCCAAGTGCAAATAGTGTGAGTCTTACCTAACTCTTTTCTGTCGCCGAAGTACACCCCAGCATCGAGCCCGCAGTTAATATAGTCTTCCTCTGTTTGTGTAACAAGACTCTTGTTAGGCACGATAATAAGACTACGTCCATACGGCTCAGTTATATGTGAAAGTGTTGCTGTAGTAATTGTTTTACCTGCACCAGTAGCAATCTGTTGCAAGCTCTGTGGATGTTTTAAAAAGTTGTTAATTGACTCTACTTGATAGTCACGCAGAATAATTTCTTCACCTTCTGCAGGATGTCCTTTTGGCCAACGTACATTTTGATCAGCCCAATAACGTTCTGTTACTGGTTGAAAGTCAAATTGTATAGGATGTCTATTGTCTTCAATGTCTATTATTTGTACATTATTTTTTTGCAAAACTTCACTAACAACATCAAGATGATTAACATAGCCAGTACCGCCAATACCAAAGAAAGCAACTTTGCCGTCCCATCGACCAAGTTTATATTGTGGCATATACTTTGCGTATGGCACTTCAAACTTAAGAGCATTCGCGAGCTTTCTCCGTACATCAACCTCTAGTCCTTCTAGCTTAATGTTTACTTCATCTTCAATTATTAGTTTGCAAGTTGCCATTAAAGGGTCTCTATTTGTTTTCGTTTCCAAGGACTAACATCAGAATCATAATGCATTACAAGATCTAGCATCTCAATATATGCATCTGTTTTTGCGCCAGCACTTCTATTTGAGGAAGTTGTTATAGCAGTAATCGGTAACCAATCACTTTTTAACAAAGGCTTCGGAACTTTATTATTACTAATATACACTATTTTTGTATTATTGTCAACCTTATTATTAAGATTATTAGCTTTGATATATTGATTAAATTCCTCACCTTCTGAATTATTATCTAATCTAAATAATACACTACAACGTTCATTTGGTATTATACCACTAAACGCTCTATGAAACTGTACTAATTCGTCATAACATTGTTTTTCATTTAAAACTATTACTAAAGGAAAACGATATAATTCAAGTATTACTTCTGCTAAATTATTAATTGTGTATTGTGATGAATTAACTAATACTTGGTGAGACTCTCTATTAACAATTTTTTGAGATAACGGAGTTAGATGTTTTAAACTTTCAAGTAAATCGTCTTTATCAAAATGGTATAATCCTAATCGATCTTTTTGATCGTAAAATTGACATAGATTATCTGCTGTTGGAGTACCGACACTACTAATAGCATAGTCTAAACTTTTAGTATGTAAGTTTTTAAGTTGCATTCCGTATATGCCTGGTATATAATTCTGTTTGTTGTTTTTCATTTCTTTTAACTTTTCAAAATATACAAGAAGTTCGTCTTGAACTTCAAAATTAGTAATGTCTTTAAATGTGCTTACTACATCATATACATTACTTTCGCTTAATTTAAAATAATGGATTTTATATTCTTTATCATAAAATGCGTCTTGTGAGTCTGACATTAATCTTTTTAATTTGTCAAGTTGTAGAATTAATTTCTTTTGAAAAATAAATCTAATGCCTATCCACAATTCGTTATCATTTAATTCAACAATCTTAATCCATCTACTTCTGTCAATAGAACGCAATGGCATACGCAACTGCGATAAATCATTTACCTCATAGTTATTTTTTTCAAGTTGTTCTTTGTAATAACTAATTTTTGTTTTAGCAAGGTCACACTGCCTGTCAGTGAACGGTATACTATTTGATATTTGTTTTGCAAAACTAAACATAAGAGAATGGTCACTGCTATCTAGTGTTATGTCTGCACTACCTTGGAATCCGGTAAGGAGTTCTATATAATCTTCTACTGTAAACATATATGTAGTATACGCTAAACTATCTTAGATGTCAAGTGTTTAAGTGGTAAGCCTTGAGAAATTTCGTCAACTGTATATTCAGTATGAGCGTAGTCGTTCAGCCATTGTGTACGATCTGGCATTACAGGATTTTCAATATCGTGTAAAAAGTCTATATCGTTGGCTACAGGATAAGCAAGACTATGAGTGCTAACAAAACTAGGAACGCCGGCGATGATACTATGTATGCCAGGGTTACTACTGTAGCTGATAGTACAATGTACATTATTAAACCCCATATCAAAATCATCGTAAGTATTGGCAATTTGTTTAGGTTCCTGTCTTGTTACGTGTTTAAGACCACGTTCTATGTGTTCTAGTCTACATCGTGGGTGAGGTCGAAATATAATAGGTCGGTCAGTGTATTTACGTATTTCGTCATAGGTATTTAAGAACCAGTTGCTCATACGAGGCATACCTTGCCATTGTAAACTCTTGTCGTGTTGACCACATATTAAAACATAATCGCCGTTGGATCTCCAAGGTTTACAAACCAGTCCCAGGCTATCAGCCCTAACCCTATCATTGTCTTTGTCACCAAAGTAAGCAGTTCTGTTGATTCCATTTAATCCTACTTTCCAAGTTGTGCCGCGATTAATGCCGCCAACTTCTAATACTATAACAGGTTTATTTAACATACGATTCTGTTCCCATACCGTCTTGTTTTGTGCCATTCGTCCGTTCCATAGAACACTCCATATAACGGCAACGTCATAGTTACTATAATGGCCGCCAACTCTATAAGGCTCATTATATATGACTGTATGGCCAGCATCAATTACACTCTTTGCAAATGCTTCAAACACTGGCTTACTGTTTAGTGCGCCATAATCAGTGTATAGACAGAAAATCATTAGTTAAATACTCCATATACATATTTAACAAGAGGAACGATATGACACCAATAACAGTGGTTACAACCTTTCATAAGCCAGGATTAGACACATACGGTCAACGATTCTTAGATAGTTTTGCAGAACGAGTTAGTAAAAAGATAAAGCTATTAGTATACGCAGAAGATTGTAATCCAATCAACCCCGATCCGAAACAGATAACAATTCTTGATGCTAAAGAAGTATTACCTAAATTAAATGTATTTAAGGAACGTTGGAAGAATGATCCTAGAGCAAACGGCATACCTACAGACGCTATTAAAGCACGTAGACCGCGGGATTGGCACAAGAAATTTAAATGGGACGCCATACGCTTTGCTAACAAAACATATGCTGTGTATGACGCTTGTACACGTTCTAAAGGCTGGTGTGTATGGATGGATGCTGATACATTTATTCATAGTGATTGGAGCCATAAAGAATTTAATAACTTATTACCAAATAATACCTGGTTAACATATGTAGGTAGGGGTAAAGGATCTCAGACGTGGCCAGAGTGCGGCTTCTATGGTATGAACTTAAATCATCCTGTATGTCACGAGTTCCTTAAAGAGTTTGAACGTGTATACGAAGAAGCCGAACAAGGTATATTCTTATTAGAAGAATGGCACGATAGTTTCGTGTTCGGACACATTCTTAATAATATGAAAAAAGAGTTTCCTAACGTGTTAGATTATAGTGCTGAAATGTATTTGAAAGAAGCTCGTACGGGCGGAGGCGGACATCCTTTAATTAATAGTGTATTAGGTAAATGGATGGATCATATGAAAGGCGTCCGCAAGGAAGAAGGAAAAAGTCGATCACGAGATTTAATGGTTAATAGAACTGAGGATTATTGGAAATAACTAATGCTGTAAGTGTTTCCAAGCAAACCCATTATACATTTCTGTTTGTGTAAACTGACAGTAAGATAGGTGAGTTAAGAAAGCAATCATTTCGCTCTGAGTTGGGATTTTTGGATTTTCTATATTTTTTAGATCTGTTTCACATATAGATTGTGCAGCATTTGGTCCAAGTACAATGGCAGGTTTTCCTGCCATTAATGCTTCTGTAGCAGCAATACTATTGTATGTTACTAAACAATGTATATCATCTTTTAATGCGTCTTTCATATTTTTAACAGTTTGTCTTTCAGTTCTACTAGGCTTCAAGCGTACTTCAATAGGTCTATCAGTATATTGCCTTAACTCTTTAATAACTTTCTCAGTCCACTCCTGCGGACTTGGTTGTTGGAAAAATCCCATAACTTTTTTACTAGGTGGACATATTAATATTTTTTTACCCGGAGTAAATGAATTAATCTTTTTTTCTAACGGCATTTCTACATCTTGTCCAAAATAAGAAAGAAGTTGTTGAGACAGTCTTCGTTTGTCTCGCGGTATAAATGTATTTGTGTTTTGAAATCCATTGTATGTAATTCGATGCCATACTTTTCTTTTAACATTACCAAAATACCCTGTATCAATATGATAAAATGGTAAATTATTTTTCATAGACAATAAAATATACTTGCCTACAGATTCTGACATACCTCTTCCTACCAAAGGCAACGAATTTGTAATTGCATCACTCGCAGGTAATAACTGCTTATTGATTCCTTTTGCAAACTGTTGTAAAATAGAATCGCAACGAAAGTTGCATTCATAAGAACTTGAATTCATATTAATAGCAGCGACCTTAACAACTTTCATACATATTCTCTCATATGTTTCCACGCTGTGCCGTCTGTTAATTCTTGGAAGTTCCAATGAAACATACTAATACGTTCTAACCATTTTTGTCGATCAAACTCTTGAGGATTTTCTATCTTACTAAAGTCTGTGTGACAAACTTCTTCACATTGACTCTTATCTGGGTCTGTAATAAATCCAGGATATCCTTGTATTAGTGGTCCAACAATACTACTGCTATTATGATTTACAACAGCCCACGCTTTGTTTAAATCTTGATCTAAAGGCGAACCAGGCATTGAAACTTTAATGTTTTTATTGCTTCGATATTTTTGTATTAGTTGTGGCAAGTATTGAGTTATGGCTTTTTTATCACCTGGGTGCGGCCTAATAACAATAGTTCGATCGGTATGATTTAAAATTTTTGCAATAGTAGTTTCTAACCAATTAGTTACGGATAATTCTCCCATACTCCATCCTTGATTACGTTGTAAACAAATTACAATATTTTTTCCTTTCTTTCGGTTTTCAAGAGCTATATCTAAATGTTTAGAAATTTGTTGCCAACGTTTAGGATTAGGATTATCATCAAAGTAATTACCAGTATTTGGAAATACACCGTCAAAACTATATCTCAAATAGTGATGAGGACGATTAATTTTGTTTGCATATAAAAACAAGTTTGCGTCTGCTGTGCATACGTGTGTATTTGATGTATTATTCATTACACGCTGTCGTAACTGCAAGTGGGGTGCATTTTTACCAACTGCGTGTTGCCAGCCTTGAATCATTCCAACATCGCACTTTTGTAAGTCGTATCCTTTGTGTACAATTCCAGTATCTCCGGCAGCATTTACACCTTGAATAAATTTAGTAAGTATATCAAATTTTTCTTGGCTCTTATTATAACTTGGAACTACATTATAGTAACTAACGACTTTCATTAACAGTATCCCAAGCAAAGCCGTTCATCAACTCATTTCTTGAAAATTGACAATAACTAAGGTGTGACATTAAAGCAGTCATTTCATCTTTGTCTGGTATATGCAAATTTTCTACTTCTTCTAATTTAGTATTGCATACAATTGATGCGCAATTAGGACCAAGTGCGATAGCAGGTTTTCCAAAATTTAACGCTTCTAAGGCAGCAATGCTGTTGTATGTTATAAGACAATGAACATTGTTTGATAGTGCATCTTCAATAGAATTACCAGTTATTCTATGTGTTCTATTAGGTTTTAATCTAACTTCGATTGGTCGATCAGTAATGTTCTTTAATTGTGCTACTATTTGTTTTGTCCATTCCTCTGGGCTAGGTTGATCAAAGAATTTCATAACTTTGTCACTAGGAGGACATATTAATATTTTACTTCCTTTTTTAAATTTTTTATATTTCCATCCTAGTAACCTATCTGTAGGACGTTCGATAATTGGACCATAGTCTTGTAAATTATTTTTTGTAACTCTATGCCAGCCTTTTGATTTACTTTTTGTATTACCAAAATATCCTGTGTCGATTGCATAAAACTCTCTACCAGTTTCCCAACAGTGCTTGACTGCTTCTCTACTAGACTTTCCAACTCCTCGAATAATTAACGGAGTATTTGTATTTTTTTCTTTATCCCAACTACTCAATTTGCCGCCGCTGCCTAAACTTAGTGCTTCTAGATATTCATCGTATACGTACGATTTATTATCGTAATTTAAGTCGTCATTAAATATTGCTGCTACCTTTGCAGTCTTTCCTTGTTGAAATTTATTCTGTATAATTTTCATAGCATTTTCCTCAGTATAGCCGTAGTAAGTTCCTTCGGGATCAATTGTTGCATATGTAAAAGCCTCAATTGATTGCCGTAAACTATCAGGCAATGATAAATTGTTAACTAATTTAGGTATTCGTTTTTCAGTACTTAGTTTATTAGATATGTTGTGATATTCACTAGTAAGATACTTACGTTCAGCTTTATAGTATTCATTTGCATATTCACAATTTTGATATCGTTCAAACCACGGGCCGCCTTCTGTATAATGTAGAAACTTAGGCTTACCATCTTCCGGTTCTTTGTACCAACCTACTAACCAATTCCATTCGTGACTAAGTTCGCCTACTTCACTGTCGTCTAACCAACTAAATCTATGCAAGTATGCTCCAGTAATTTCTTCGTTATTAACTAGCTCTTTAGTTAGTTGTTTATTAGAATGATGTCCGCAATTAATTAACATCATACTAGACCAATTTTTACGTGGATAAACTGTCTGTTGTTGTCCGTCCATTTTTATGCCCTGTTTAGGAGTATAATCGTGTTGAGCACACATTACTGCATATTTGTCATCTCTTTGATCAAATAAATTTTTAACATCTTCAAGAGCAATAAAATCACAGTCAATGAATAAAGCCCATCCATCAAACTCTTGAAGTTCAGGAACAAGGAATCTAGTAAATGTAAATTCTGTACTTGCAAGTTTATCCTTTTCTCTCCAATACAACTCGTCTTTTCTAAGTTGTTTCTGTTTTAACGGAATAATATCTACTTCGACTGTTGCTGTATTAAGAATACTCTGCTTACACGCCTGGTATGCAATGTCTTCTCTTCGGTCCCAGCCTACATAAATTTTTAATTTATCTTCTTTCAATATCTTCCTCCACGCATTGTTCTCCCCATTGTACTTCTAGTATATGAGTATTTTCTGTTCCGGGATTGCTTGCTTTGTGCCAAACTTCTTTACCAATTTCAAATGTTTTACTTTTTTGTTCTAGTAGTATACTACTTTGTATACCATTCAGCTCAGTGTCCATTTTAACTATACCTTCTAGTACATTCCATTCTTCTGAACGTTTAAAGTGTTTTTGGTCACTGAGTGATTTGCCGGGATATATTACAAGCTCTTTTACTTTGTAACCTTGCTTAGGTTTGTGATCTAACACACGCCAGTAGCCCCAATCACGTTCTGTCTTTTGTGTTTTCCATTCGTCGAGTATCCAACTACTGCTATTAGCTTTGTTTTCTCCGCCAACGCCAAAGACAAATTCAACATCTGTAAATTTCATTTCGGGTATGTTAGATTTTGATCTATCTCCGCCATTGGCGAAAATAAGTTTTGATTTTGAACTTTTTGTAGATACTACTTGCATTATTGCGTGATTAGCAGTATCGTCTATGTCGTCGAACCCTATAACTTCATCTACAACACTGAGTTCTTTTATAATTGCACACCGTTCATCAAACGACATAAAAGGTCTTCCCTTTTTGCGTGTTAACCATTCGTCACTGTTAACACCTACAACTAAGTGATCTCCTAGTTTTTTCGCCGCTTTAAAATATTCTATGTGTCCGGAGTGTAGTGGATCAAATCCACCTGTAACTAAAACTATATCCATACTGGTATTTATTAAGTACTAGTATTATGATTTCTTAGATTGGTTTGATAAAACTAACTTTTAAGTGTTTACCGTTAACTTTTATTGGAGTTATGTTTGTAAATTTTTCTTCTTTTATTAAACAACTTAATGTGCCAAAGTTATAGCCACTTTTATGTACGTCCCATAGTTCTGTGTCGCCTTCTCTTTGCCATCCCCAAAAACCTGCTTTTGCGTGTTCTATGTTTTTCTTATTTACCCATTGGTCTATATGATAGTCAATATTAGGCAATGACATTTCACATAACGCTCCAGGTTTCATAATATTGTACCAAGCATTTAGAGTTTTTCTTCCTTGGGAGAATGTTAAATGTTCAAAAAAATGTCTCGAAAAAATATTGTCTACACTATTATGAGGTACTAAATTATCAATATTCCAAGCAACACAAACAAAATCTATACCAGGAAGGTTTCTTATATCACAAGTTTTATATCCTAATTTAGTAGGGTTATCTCCGCAACCAAATTCTATATTCATTTATATTCCTTTCAATAAATGGAACCAAGGTAGGCCTTGTGCTATTTCGTCTTCTCGCCATTGGCAATAACCTAAATTATTTAACCATTGTTGTCTATCAAATAATTCTGGTGATTCTATTTGAGATAAATCTTTATTACTACAATCCCAAGCCATTGAACTAGAACACATACTAAATGTAGGAATGCCTTCGCATATACTTTCAGTTAATGCATTACTATTGAATCCTACTACAGCATATGCATCTTTAAAGTCTTTGTACAATCCGTCTCCACCTTCAAGTGCTCCTTGACCACTACGGCTCCCAAGAGTATTTGTACTAAGATCAATATCAAAATCTTTTAATGCTTCTAATTGTCGATCTTGACGTAAAGGATGCATACGTACACGTATAGGGCGATCAGTATATTTTTTAATTTCATTTAATGTAAACTCAACAAAGTTTTTATACGACCCGTGCTGTGCTAATAAGTTTTTTAAACTGCTATCTCCTGGCCGTTGCAAAATTAAAAGTATATATTCGCCTGTCGTACGCCAAGGTTTAATTTGTATATTTTGATCTCGTTGTATACGATGCCATCTGTCAGGTGGAGAGTTTTCATTACAATAGTCTCCTTCGTTTTGGAAATAACTAGTCCAACTATATCTATGATATGATCCTGGAACTCCTCTAGGTAATGCATTACGTCGAAATATCGGAGCTTCAGCAACTATAAAAGGCTTACCACTGTCTATAATGTATTGATAATATTTTTGGAACTTTTTATTCTTTTGGCCAATTATGTTGTGTTGTAAAAATACTTCTGCTTCTTCGAGTCCAGCTTTATCGTTCCAAGATACTAACTTAAAGTTAGGAAACTTAGGTATAGGATGATTCCTATACATTTCTTTAATAGCTACTACTAAACTATCTCTGTTCATTTTTAAATAAAAGTCCTGTTTTTTTGACGAATTGATGTTTCTTCTTTTTACCCATTGTTGACAATTGTCGCATTTGATTAGTTAAATTTTCGTCATATGTAAAGTTATATTTAGACATTGTCTCTATCCAATATTCTTGTGTATTTTCATTTACGTGATGATGGCCGCCGTGACCAATTGGTGCGTATGTCATTATTAAGTATTTTGCTTGTTGCATAGCCTGAACATAATTAGGAATATATTCTTCGTATACGTGTTCGACAAACTCTGCACTCCAAGCAAGATCGTAATTTTCTGTTATTGGAACAGGTCCTTTTGTAAAGTCGTGAATTATAAACTTACTATTATCGTAGCGATCTAAAGTATAGTCTCCGTCTATTCCTGTTGCTTTTATTCCTATGTTATTTGCTAATTCTACCATACCGCCTGGACCACAACCAACATCTATCATTGACTGTATGCCAAATGTAGCCTTTGCCCATTCTAGTGTTCCGCGATCTAAATGTGTCTTTCCGTTGTGGCCGCCTAGGTGTTCTTCTAATGTCATTTTGTACCTTGATCCTTGTATCTATTGTGAACTAAAAAATTTAGAAACAAAATTTTCAATAATAATTTTTACAATATTGTTATTAACGTGTCGTGTTGTATTATCTTCAAATAGCGTAGGTATATCTGTGTGCGCACCTACCCATCTAACCATTTCAAAGCTGGGCCAGTAATATACCCGTTTTCTTTGGGTCGTACGAAAGAATTCATCTAAACTTACACGCAATATACTTTTACTAACACAATCACTTACCATTGTAGGGCGATCACTAAAGGTTGCATTTAATGGCACAGGACTTAACGTAAAAATTACCGCTGTATCTTTACCTGCGTAAGTTTGCACTAAATCTACAATGCGTTGCATATTTTCTACATTTTCTTGCACAGTTGATGTTACACACTTATGCTTTGCAGGATCGTACTGAGAAGCAGGTACTCCTCGCCAAAATACATTATTTGTTTCTACATCTTTCCAAACTTCACCTAAACCAAATGTGACAACAACTGCACTTACTTCTTTAAAATGTTGTAGTAATTTTTGCTGTTCTTGATCTGGTTCCCACTGATAAGCCCCAAGTTCGTTGTCGTTATCATACCAATAAGCATCCGTACTACGGTCACCAGTTAACGCCCATTCTAAGTACTGTCTAACAGCAAAACTATTATTAAGTCCTTCTGGTACGTTAATATAACTTGTTCCTTTACCGTTAGCGTTTAGCCAATTACGTAGTCTATCTGCAAAGCAACTGCCCATAGTAACTACTTTATCGTTATCGCCAAATATAGGTGTATCAGGTCCAAACCCTTTGAATACAAACTCTTTTGCCATTGCATCTAAGTCAGCAAATTGCTCTTTCTTAGCAGGAAAATAATTTACATTGCCTTTATGCCAAGAACTTTTTTCTACTTTAAAATTACCAGCACTTAGTTTAGCACTTCTAGGATGGATTGTTATGTTTGCAAATTTATCTTTAGGCATATTTTTTCTCTTTATTAAACAAATTCTATCTGAACTGTATTATGCTTTTTATATCTACCAATAGTTTCAATTATATGTTGAACCTTGTATTATAATTTATGTCTTTTAATAAACTTCTGTTGCCAACGTTTTTTCTGATCGCCTTTGTTATGGACCATTTTATCTTTAAGAACACTACTGCTCACAGGATGTTTATTTGATTCTGTATTAGTATTTAAGTTTAAAAATTGACTTTGGTCTTCATAACTTAATCGTAGTTGATAAAATATCCAACTGTCGTGTGTTTCTCTATAATTATCTAGACCGTTTAAGTATGCGTCTTCAAATTTTTGTAAAAAAGTTTTAGTGAAATCATTTTTTAAATTATATCCCATAACACCGCACTCGTCGTATTCTGAAGGCCTGCCTAGATAAGCTATTGACTTATTCTTAGGAAAGGCGTTATTAAGAAATTTTTCATCAATGTTATCAAACATTAATATATCAGCATCTAACCAAATGAGATACTCAGATTGTCTTTGAGATTCTTTAAATACTGCAAAAGTTTTATGTGCAAACTTAATACCGTTGTATCTAAATGCTCTTGGATATTCTTCTTTTGTTCCGTTGTAATGGGGGTTGTCTTTGTGTGTATTAATAAAATTTACTAATTTAGGACACTCGTTATATAAGTCATAGAATGTTAAACGAGGATGAGAATAATCTATTTTGTCTTCGCTGTAAATAACTATATTAACATTTTCCGGCAAACGCTGTATCCAAGTTTCAATATTTAATTTACTAATTTCATCCCAATATTTTTTATTTAAACTAGTAACTATAGTATAAATCATAGTGACGCATCCTCCATACCTGCTACTCTTAACTTAACTACGTTTGTAATTTGCCATTGCTTTTGATCAAGAGCTTTGAGTACACCTAACCATTTGTTACGCATTAGTGCAAATTCATTAATAATCTTTTCATAATCAACAACGTCTGCCTCACCGTCTACGTATTTTTCAACGTCACGGCTTGACAGAGCTCGTTGATAGTTTTCAAGATATTTCTTAAAAAATGAGCTACGCAACCTACGTAGCTCAATATTTAAATAGTTTAGTATAGCTTCAATCTCTTGAAGTTGATTGAATCGTTGTTCAACAATACCTGGCATACTTGCTGCCGCACGTTCTACATTTCCAACTAGTTTAACCTCTTTGCGAGCATCAACTATTTCGTCTTCAAAGTAAGCAATTGCTTGTGGTATTTTGCTTATGTCACGAGATACTTCGCTATACCAACCCATTATTCATCCCACTCTACTTCTTCTTCTAATACATCATCATCATCAAGATCTAGATAATAATTAATAGCAATGTCTAACGCAGTATCGTGACCTAATGCAGAAATAAATGATTGATCTTCTGTGCCACAATCAGCCATTAAATCTACATAACGTTCAGCAGCCTGCTCAACGTGTTTTTTATCAACATATTCTTTAAACAATGTCCAGATGTCAACTATTTGCGTATCTTCCATATTCTACTCCTCGATTGGTTGTAAGTCTTCTAGTTCTACCTCATCAGTAGCCTCATCATCGGTATTTACCACTTCTGATTGTTTTACTAGATAATCTGACATAACCTTGTCAAGATTCTCTCCTATCCATTTTTTACGATAATCAAGAATTTCTTCACCATCAAGTGTAGTGTATGCAAGCCTATTACCTTGCTTGTTAATAATGCCTTTTGCTTCAAATAATTCAAGCAAACCACTATATGGATTCATACCAGTTTCGTATGGAATCTTTACCTGTACGCCTTCAAACGGTTTAGCATAACGAGTCTTCATAACTTTACAGCCAGCACGGATACCCATAACTTGACTGATCTTGTTACCATCTTCGTCTTCTTTTAGTTTTAGTTTCTTCATTGCTACAACAATACTTGATGCATAAATGAAACCTTGTCCACCACTGATCTTATCATCTGGATCAAACATATCCTGTGATGCATAAGTGTGATTAGTACATACTAAACCTACGTTGTGACTACCAATCATATTAACTGTGTTACGAACAAGTGAAGTCAATGCCTTAGGCTTACGACCCATATCACCTTTCATATCACCTTTGTTAAACTGATCAACGTCTGTAGGTGTTAGTAACATACCTAAACTATCAATAACAAATAACACCTTAGGACGTTCTTCTTCATCCATTGCTTTGTAATCTGTCATAAATGAACTAATAGTTTTAGCAACATCGTCAATCATTGACATATTAAGTTTAAGTAGTTTTTCTTCTGATGTATCTACATCCAATGCGTGTAACCACGATTCATCAAGTGCATTCTCTGAGTCAATAAGAACTACAAAGATACCTTGATCTTGTGCTGCCTTTACAATGTTACCTGCACATATATACGATTTGCCTGCGCCAGACTCTCCTGCAAACACAGTAACCTTACCCATAGGAACACCTTTGTTAAAGTCTCCTGAGATAAGGTAATTAAGTGCATAGTTACCCGTACTAATCCAGTCTGTAGGATCGTTAAATCCTGCACTCATACCTGAAATAGATTTTGTTAATGAATTCCGAAACTTTGTCGGATCAAACGATTTGTTCGCCATATTTTTCTCCTATAAAAAGCGTATGGGGGATTTCTCCCCCATAATAGTCTTATTAACCTTGACGTGATCTAATCATTGCTAGAATGTCTTGGGCGTTGCCACCTTCTGCAGGAGCCGCTTCAGCCGCTGGTGCTGGAGTTGCTTCTGGTGCTGCCGCTGTAGCAGTTTCTACTGGAGCACTTTGGCTTACAGCAGTTGCTTGTGGGCTTGCCGCTTTTTGTGGATCGCCTGTGCGTTGTGCGAATCCTGCAGGACGGAAGTACTGTCCCCAACGATCCATATCAAACGCTTCGCCATCTACTGATGCTTCAAACATTTCTTGCATTACTTTTAGTTCTACTTCACCTGGCTTTTTAGGTAGGAAGTCATTTAGATTAAACAAGCCGTGTGTATCGACAGCAGCCATTTCTGCATCACCTAGTGGACGATCTCTACGTGCCCAATTAGATGTTGAATAGTCTGCATAACCGCCTTTTGAAGTTTTGTTTAGACGGAAGTCTACACCAGCAGTATAATCTGTTGGCAGTTCTTCCATATCTGGGTCCATAAGCGCCTGCTTAATGATCTGGAAGATTTGTGGTCCAATAATAAACCTACGAATTGGATTCTCAGGTGTAGTATCGTCCGATAGTGGGTTATCAGTTACAAACCCTTGGAAGATGTAAGAACGTTTCTTCCAATACTTACGACCCATATCTTCTAGACTTGGGTCTTTAAACCATCCACGTACTTCGTTAAGAATGTTACAAGTTTCGCCGTACATTTCCATACACGGTACTTGTACTTGTACAGGGCGTGAATCAGTTTCACCTTTTACGCCTGCAAATGGTAGTTTGATAACAAGTCTTTCTTTCCAAAAGAATGTGTTATCTGCATTACCGTCTGGTAAGAAACGCATCGTTGCCGACTCGCCTTCTTTAATATTCCAAAATGGGTAAATGCTGTTATCACCGCCTGACTGACGGTTTCCTGAAGCGCCTGCTTCTTGTGCTTTGAGCTTTGCTCGGATTTCTGCTAATGATGCCATAGTTAATGCCTCCTAAATGTTATGCCTATGTGCAGTAGCTACATTGCTACTAGTGCCTATTTGTCTGTAGCACAGTTGTTATTATATGCTATTCTACAAACAATGTCAAGTCTTTTTTAAAGAAAAACTTAAAAAACTTTTTGGATTATTCATCCAATTCTATTTATCT